TCCTGCTCCTTGACGAGATCGACCTTGCCTCTAATAAAATTCTCTGTCTCCAGTCTATCCTTGAAGGAAATGGAGTCTTCCTTAAAAAGATTGGACAGTTTGTCCGTCCCAGTGCAGGTTTCAACGTCATCGCAACCGCAAACACTAAAGGTAAAGGTTCAGACGATGGACGATTCATTGGAACTAACGTGCTCAACGAAGCATTCCTTGAGCGATTCCCAGTAACATTTGAGCAACAATATCCCAGCGTCAAGACCGAACAGAAGATTCTTGAGAACGTTGCTCAGACTCTGAGTGTCGATGATGTAGACTTCTGTAAGCATCTGGTCGATTGGGGTGACATCATCCGTAAGACCTTCTACGATGGTGGTATTGAAGAGATCATCAGCACCCGTCGTCTGGTCCACATTATCCGTGCTTATAGCATCTTCAACGATAAGGCAAAGGCAATCCAAGTCTGCGTTAATCGCTTTGATGATGAAACTAAGCAAGCATTTCTAGAATTGTATGACAAGGTTGATGGTGACTTTGCAGTTCCCAATCCTAATGTGCCTGAAGAGACTATAGTTTCTATTCACAATAACGTTATTGACAATTCTATGGAATTTTGATATAATGACGAATGCTTGGTCCCTACTTTATGATGCAATGACTGAACACTCTAAGTACTATTACGAATATGATCGTAATGATCCTGATAGAATCAATCCCTTTGTGGACGATACCATTACTATGAAAAAAGACTCCCGATACAAGTATGATGAGGATGTTATTCTCAAAGAACTGACTGACTATATTGTTAGAACATATGATCAGCACTATTCTGCTGGTGATGATAAGATTCAAACTCTCGATCTTATTGAAGCTTGTGGTGATGGTGAGGCATTTTGCCGATCCAATATCCTCAAGTATGCCTCTCGCTACGATAAGAAGGGCACTGCCCGACGTGACATTATGAAGATTCTGCATTATGCTGTTCTTCTAATGCACTTCAATGACAAAAATGCCAACCGTGAAACTTACAATCAATGACTATGAAACTGTCTGAAAAAACTGTCAACCTCCTCAAGAACTTTGCTTCTATCAATCAGTCTATTGCATTCAAGAAAGGCAATACTCTCCGCACCATGTCTGTGATGAAGAATATCCTGGCAGAGGCAGAGATTGAAGAAGAGATTCCTCAGGACTTTGCAATTTACGACTTGGTGCAATTCCTGAATGGTGTTACTCTACACGACAACCCTTCTATTGAATTCCCTAACCAGTCAAACCTGACCATCCGTGAGGGCAAGGACCGTAAGACGAAGTACTTCTTTGCAGACCCCAGTGTGATTGTTTCTCCCCCTGAGAAGTCTATTCAACTGCCCACAGAAGACGTTTGCTTTAAACTTGATAGCACCCAACTACAGTCGCTCCTGAAAGCATCTGCGGTCTATCAACTCCCCGATCTGGTAGCAGTTGGTGAAGCAGGTGTGGTCAAACTGGTTGTTCGTGACAAGAAGAATGATACTTCTAACGAATACTCAATCAACGTTGGTTTGACCGATCAAGAGTTCAGTTTCAACTTCAAGGTTGAGAACATCAAGATTCTCCCTGGAACATACGAGGTTGTTATCTCCCAGAAATTGTTGGCAAGATTTGTTAACAACAACTTTAACCTGACATACTTTATTGCACTTGAACCCGACTCAACGTTTGGCTGATGTCCCTATGAGGATAATAGGCAGTGGTCTTGTGATCCTTGCCTATTTTATTATTCTCCATGTAAACACAACTGTAGGTGTCGGTCTCCAAATGATTGGAGATAGTATATCGATTCCTTACTTTATACGGACAAAATCCTGGGATGTTGTTACTATGATATCATTCCTATTAGTGATCTCTATATCGCATTTGTTATGAACATTTTTGTGTAAAACTCTATTTCCCTATATAATATATTCATATGAATATATTTATGGAAAGTTTCATATGCCCTAAGTGTGGTGCAGACACTTCCGACTGGTATTACTCCGTAAGAGGTCGGGATAGTATGTGCAAAACTTGTAGAAAATCATACCGAAAGAGTGCTAAACGAGAATATACCAAGAAGTATATCTCGGAACACAAGGATGCACAACAGGAGAGGATGGCAGTTTGGAGAAAAGAAAATCCAGAATACCAAAAACAATGGACTAAAAACTGTCCTCAAAGTCAACTACTAAGGTCGTCCAGAATGAGAGCAAAACAGAAGGGTATTGAATGCACTATCACACAAGATGATATTCATATACCCGATATGTGTCCAGTATTCAATGTTCCTTTACAAAAAAATACAATATATGCTCCGTCTATTGATAGGTTGGACAACACAAAAGGATATACACCTGAGAACATCCGTGTCATATCTCGCAGAGCTAATACTATGAAAAATGACGGAAACTTGATGGAACACATTATGCTGGTAGAATGGATGAAACAGGAGACACTACCTTGAACATTTTCGTCACAAATGAAAGTCCAGTCAAGTCGGCAGAAGTTCTGCCTGACAAGCATATTGTCAAGATGCCTCTAGAGACCTGCCAGATGCTCTCTATAGTTGCATCAGACAAGTGGGGTCATGGTTATGGTACTTTGCCTAAGGCAGACGGCACACCCTATGCTACAGAGAAGGGAGCGTTCCGTAATCACCCATGCACCAAGTGGGCAAACGAGACTGTAGAAAACTCTAGGTGGTTGCTTGCTCACGGTATAGCATTATGTGAAGAGTATTTCACTCGATATGGTAAATGCCATACTTGCTTTAAAACTCTCCTTGCTGCTGATGAAATCATTCCTTATGTGAAATGGGATGACCATACTCCTTTTGTCTTTGCAGGACCTGACGAGTATAAGTATGATACAAGCATTGATATCTTTACTGCTTACAAGATGTATATTGCATCTAAACCTTGGGTGTGCGATAATTACCTTCGTCTCCCCCATCGTAAACCTGATTGGATTTAATTATGAGTAACTTTATCTGGGTCGAGAAGTACCGACCACAGACTATTCAGGAATGTATTCTTCCTGAAGACACCAAGAAAATGTTCCAGGATTTTCTAAATAAGGGTGAGATCCCAAATATGCTACTGGCGGGACCTCCAGGAATCGGTAAGACTACAGTAGCAAAAGCACTGTGTAATGAACTAGGAGTAGATTTTTATGTCATCAATGGGTCCGATGAAGGACGATTCTTGGATACTGTCAGAAACAATGCGAAGAACTTTGCTTCGACCGTATCGCTTCAAGCAACTGCAAAACACAAAGTCATCATCATTGATGAAGCAGATAACACGTCCAATGATGTACAACTCTGTTTACGGGCGTTTATTGAGGAGTTTGCTGGTAACTGCAGATTCATCTTCACCTGTAACTACAAAAATAAAATTCTCGAACCACTCCACTCCCGATGCACAGTCGTTGAGTTTGGGATCAAAGGAAAAGAACGAGCAAAGATTGCCAACGGTTTCTTCGTTAGACTTCAAGAAATCCTCACAGGTGAAGGCATCGAGTACGAAAACAAAGTACTCGCTGAACTCATCGGAAAGCACTTCCCAGACTGGAGACGAGTCCTTAACGAGTGTCAGCGATACTCCGTGGCTGGTAAGATTGATTCGGGGATCCTTGCGTCGTTTGGGGATATCGCAGTAAATGATCTGGTCAAGAATCTCAAGGAGAAGAACTTTACTGAAGTCCGTAAGTGGATCGTTTCTAATCTGGACAATGATCCTAATGTACTTTTGCGTCGTGCTTACGATGCTCTTTATGAAGTTCTGGACGGTCCTAGCATTGCTGCTGCTGTGCTCATTGTTGCTAAGTATCAGTATCAATCGGCATTTGTAGCAGACCAAGAAATCAATCTCTTGGCGGCAATGACTGAAATTATGGTTGAGTGTGAGTTCAAGTGAACAAGAACGAACTAGAGGAACTCAGATATGATGTAGCACATCATATGCTCAGTAAGATGAGTGCTGGTTCTCAGTTTCAATATGCACTAGATCGTATGCTTCAACTCTACGATAACTACTCTGAAAAAGAACTAAAAGAGATGTTACCTAAATCAAAGAAAAAAGGTAAAGGTGGGGGATTTTAATGCCACATGAATTCGATTACGTTGAAGCACCCGATGAAGGTGAAGTTGATAAGTGGGGATTTACTATCAAACCCACAATCTCAGATACTGCTGCTACTCTTATCTGTTTAAGGAATGCCCCTTGCGGCACAGACAAGAAACAAATTGAAAGACTAATTAAACACTATCAAGAATTAAAATGAATGTAAAATTGCTACGCATCAGCACTGGCGAAGAAATCGTTGCTGAGATTGTTGAAGAGAATGATGAGACCATCACTGTAAGGAATGGACTGGTCTGTGTCCCTCAGGCACAGAGTGTCGGATTTATCCCTTGGGCAACTGTGGTTGATAAGCAAGAACCTGAGATTGCAATAGGACGACAGTTCATTGTTTATATCGCAGCAGTTGACCCTACTGTAAAAAACAAGTATAGTGAAATGTTCGGTGGTATCACCACTCCTGAAAAGAAACTCATTCTGTGATGAAGTCTTATAAAACGCCGGTCCGCTATCCGGGCGGGAAATCTAGGGCAGTAAAATTTATTGACCCTTACTTTCCCGACCTACGAAACTTTACAGAGTATAGAGAACCATTTCTTGGTGGAGGCAGTGTTGCCATTCACGTCACTAAGAAGTATCCTCACTTGGATATCTGGGTAAATGACTTGTATAAACCTCTATATAACTTCTGGAGGGTCCTACAGGATTCTGGTGCTGATCTTGCTGAGAGAATTGGTGAACTGAAGTCACAGCACCCTGAACCTGGATCTGCTAAAGATCTATTTTTGAAGTCAAAGGAGACTGTAAATGACTATAATGAATCGGATTTATCTCGCGCAGTTGCTTTTTATATCGTTAATAAGTGTAGTTTTAGTGGTCTCACTGAATCATCATCCTTCAGCAAACAAGCAAGTGTCTCCAACTTCTCAATGCGAGGCATCGAAAAACTTCCAGGGTATTCCCAATTAATCAAAGATTGGAAAATTACTAATCTCAGTTATGAACAACTCCTTACTGATAACAAAGAGTGCTTCACCTACCTTGATCCCCCCTACGACATACGAGATAATCTATATGGAAGGAAGGGGAGTATGCATAACGGATTCAACCACGACGATTTTGCTGCCGATTGTGATCGGTCTATTGGTCCTCAACTCATATCTTATAATTCGTCTCAACTGGTCAAAGAACGTTTCCAAGGGTGGGAAGTAGGTGAGTTTGACCTTACATACACAATGAGATCTGTAGGCGAGTATATGCGCGAGCAAAAAGAACGAAAAGAACTTTTACTGTTTAATTATGACAAACCCCAATCAGTTATATGAGGATATGGGAAAACTCAATGCACTCTATGAAGAGTTGCTTTGGGACCATGAAGATGTTCTTGAGTTCGTAGCAGATTACGAGAATGATCAGATTATTATTAGGAACAAGACTAAGAACGGATGAAAAAACTGGGACGTATTTGGAAATATAGTTTAGGGAGTTTCTCTGATGACAAAACCCACAGGTATGATAACTACGTGGTTGTGGTACGGAGTGCTATATTTCTTTCTTATCTCGTTACTAATTGTTTTATTATTGCAGGAGTGATCCGACATTGGAACTAAAAGATTGGTTGAATTCCATCAACATTAACAAGAGAGATCTTCGCCTTGAAGATCCAGACGCAAAATATCCAGCATACATTGTAAATCGCTGCATGTCCGGTCACCTGGACACGGTTTTGTATGCGAATGAAATGAATCTAAATTCACATTTAGACCCGAACCTCCAGTATTCGTTCATGCTAAATAGTGTGAGGAAACGGAAAAGATTCTCTCCGTGGCTCCGAAAGGACGAGATCAGAGATTTAGATTATGTCAAACGTTACTATGGATATAGTAATGAAAAAGCAAAACAGGCTCTGAGCATTCTTACCAAAGAACAATTATTATTCATTAAATCTAAATTTGAGACTGGAGGAAAAAGATGATTCAAGAACCTGAAGTTCGCTGGTCAGCGGATCAAATGATTGAAGTTACGTTGAATGAACCAGATGACTTTCTAAAGGTTCGTGAAACTCTGACACGTATCGGGGTTGCATCCCGTAAAGAGAAAAAGATTTATCAGTCCTGCCATATTCTGCATAAGCAGGGACGATATTACATTGTCCACTTTAAGGAACTGTTTGCCCTGGACGGCAAGCATGCTAACCTGACGGTGAATGATGTCCAGAGACGCAACAGAATTATCCAACTGCTTTGTGACTGGGGTCTGGTGAGTGTTATTTCACCAGAGAAGGTCACAGACATTGCACCCTTGAATCAAATCAAGGTGCTAGCATATA